GCCAAGTACCGGCGGGGATTGAGGTCCGGAAGATGAACTCATGTCCGGTCATCTCGTTTGCCTCGACCATCGGCATGTCTTCGGCGTAGTCGTTCGCTTGCGACAGCATTTCTGCAATGTCGCCGATGTTGCCCTCGGGGTCGGTGCGAAGCGCGACGTCGAGAAGTGACGGCCAGCTACCCGTGCTCATGGTTCATTCTCCTGTAAGGTTTGTATTGGATACTGGCCATGCTATGAGTACCTTCTGTTGGCCACAGGAGATAATCAACATGCCAATTAAGCCGCGGAATGATCTGACCGCTGAAGAAGTTCGCGAACGCCTTGAGTACGACACTGACCTTGGAATCCTTCGATGGCGCTACAATCCATCTCGCCCAAAGGAATGGAATACCCGAAGGGCGGGGAAGGCAGCCGGATTTGTCGATACCGTGAATGGCAACGTTCAGGTTCGGATCGACGATCGTCTTTACCTTGGATATCGCCTTATCTGGCTGATCGTTACGGGCGAATGGCCGAAAGTCGAGATCGACCACATCAATGGCGTGCGCACCGACAATCGCCTTAAGAATCTTCGCGAAGCTACGCACGCGGAGAACAGTCGCAATCGCGGTCGCCAGAAGAACAACCAAAGTGGCTTCCTTGGCGTTTGCTTTCGTCCCCATCACGGCAAGTGGGAGGCCAGAATCAATCTCGATGGCAAGACCGTATGGAGGCACTATGCCACGACCGCCCAAGAGGCGTCGGCCGCACGACGCGAGGCGCTTCCCAAGTTCCACGGTGAGTTCGTGCGCGGCAGTTAACATCAGCCGCGCCCATTCTGCATAGAGGGATACATTCTGGCGCGGCGGTTCTCGCCGGCAGGGCGTCCGGGATTGGGTGGGGGCCGCGCGCCTTCCGGCGGGAGCGGCGGTTCATCGAAATAGCGGCCGAAGTTGTGCAGCATGCGCAGAAACGCCGGATGATCTCCCGCTCCGGTTACCCGCAGGAACGTCTCGAACTCTTTCCGCTGGGCTTCGTATTCGGGCGTTCCGGGCTTCTGGTCCGACACCGCCAAGTCGCGCATCCGGGCGATCGCGCCCATCGCCGTGTTATGCCCAGCGCCGCCGAGAACAGGATCGGCCATCACTTCAGTGCGCCATCCTTTGCGGGTTTCGTTGAAGGCCACCCACTGCTGGCGCTGCAGATCCTTGGCGTAGGCCTGCATCGTCTTTTCGTGCAGGTCGAAGAGCTGCTGGACGCCCTCGGAGACTTTCCCAGAGCGAAGCGCATCTAGAGCTCCGGTCACGCCCGCGCGCTGAGCATCGTCGACCTTGATCGTCTCCGGGATTTTAACATCCTTGAAGTAGTCAACCGCGGGGAGAGCGGGCGCAGCTTCAGTTGACTTCTCACCCGGCTTGATCTCCGCCGGCTTTTCATCACCGGGCTTGGCGTCGACTTTCGCCTCGGCTGCTTGGGCGCCGGGCTTCGGCTCGGCCTTCGCTTTCTCTGTGTCGAAGTTCTCCAGCAGCGTCGGTTCGCTGGCTGGCGCGTCTGGCTTGGCGGGTTCTGCGCCGGCCGCCGCAGGGGCGACAATCTCGACAGCCGGCGCAGGGATCGCAGCAGCCTGGTCGGCCTGAGCAGGCACTGCGGGTTCGGCAATAGGCGAAGCCGCCGGAGCAGCTGGCGCTGCCGGTTCTTCTTTGGGTTCTGCCATGAGGACACTCGCTTCGTGCTCGTCGGCCGACTGACGAAGCGGAGGATTTCAGATGATCGAGGAGTTAAACGTCGCTGCTCTTGCGCGGGGCCTTGGGTTTGGCAAAGCGCGGGTCGTTCTCGATGTGCATCAACCGAACACCTTCCGGGTCAATCGCCATCCAGCGGTGGTAGAGGATCAGCCCGAGGTTTTGTTCGCCCAGCCGATACCAGGCAGCGTTGGGGTCAGGCACTCCTGTCGGACCAGCGGCAAAGATCGTGGTGAAGGCGTGCATGTCGTTGTTGAGGATGTTCCAAATTTCGTGGCGTCCTACGGGCGTTGCGAATACCCGCTTCCAGAAATCCTTGGCGTCCTCGGCTATACGCTTCTGCGTGCGGCGTTGCTGTTTCAATCCCGCCGGACTAGCCGCATCGACCGTCACCTGATCGCTGGGCAACGGCTCGTCGTCTTCCTCGTCGGGCATCAGAGCGGCTTCACGATCCCAATGTCGACGATCTTGTAGCGTCCATACTGATCGGGACTGCAGTTGAAGCTGACGATCAACCCGTCAGCCTTGGCCCGATTGAGAATCTCGCAGATTTTCTCCAGCAGCGGAGTGATCTCCGCTCGAGCGCGGGCTGCCTTGTCGACATCACTGCCCTTGTCGCCCTCAATTGCGTGCAGTTCTGCCGCCATCAATGCACCGTGCCTGGAAGAAGGATGCCGCTCGGCATCTTCTGCATCGCCGGAGGAACAGACACCCTCACCGGCGCGCCGACCCTGCGCTCAGCTATGGGCAGCGCCGGCAGGATCGGACCCAGTACGCCGGTGCGCTTCATCAACAGGTTGTCCGCCGTCTCGTGCAGGAATGCCAGATTCTCGGCAAGTTTGATGAACAGCGGATTGCGCGTCTTGATCGAAACCGCGATGCGCATGCCGGTGATCGGGTGCTTGAAGCCGCGGAGCCAGCCTCCCGACAATTCGTGCGCCTTGTGCATCAGCATGCCGATGTTGAGCCAGCGGGTGTCCTCGCGCATGGCCGACAGTTGCCGGCAGCAACCTTCGACCAGCAGCAGATGCTCGCGCAGCTTCTTGTAGGCCGGCCCCTTGCGCGAAGTGACCGACAAATCAAGCGCCGCCTGTCCGGCTTCCTTGAGGCTAGCCTTCAACTGTCCGATGACATCCGGCTCGGTGAGATCGCTCATGGTGCCCCTCCTGGCTGCTGGCCCATCATAGCACCAAGCGCCGTGCCGCCGCCAAGATGCGTCTCGGAAAGCGTCTTTGCTGCATCCACGGCAGCCTGCGCAGCGCCGGGCATCTGCTGCTGCGCCTTGGCCTGCTGCACCGCCTTGTCGTGCTCGTCTACTTCGCCTTCCGTGAACCACAGGTTCTGCGGAAAGTTGTTGCGATCGCCGTATTCACGGAGCGCCTTATCGAGATTGATGATGCGGATCGGATCCGGGACGGCCGCTGCTTTGGCGGCACTGGACAGAGCCCCCGCCGTCGCGAACACGTCCTTCATCGACACCGACTCAGAGGCGTTCTGCGCCAGCTTCATGATCGAGACGTAGTTGATCTTGATCGGCACGCCCTGCAACGACGCCGGCTGAGGCTTCAACATCCGCCGGCGCATCATGATATCCAGCACGCGCCGAAGCGCCGGTGCCGCGAACTCGTTCTCGAACATATGGATGAACGGGCCGAGCTCCTGCAAGCGCTCCAGATTGCGCTGCGTCAGTTCCAGTTCATTCCGCGGCTGCACACCCTCCATCCGGGAGATTGCCATAAACAGATCGACGAACAGGCACTTCTCGATACGTGCGTTGACCTTGTCGATATCCGCCGTCAGACCGGCGAGCCAGGCCGGGTTGACTTCAAACAGCGGCCAGAAGCCCTTCTTGTTGTTGTCCGTCGACATGTAGGTGATCATGCCGGGCACGATCGACGACGGCTCGTTCTTCAGTTCCGGGTTGGCGCCCATCGGCGGCCGGACGCCCTTCACGATGAATTCGGCTTTGTGGCGGGTCTCGAGCTGCACCTGCTTGTTGTCGCCGAGTGCGTCCATGCACGGGGAGCGACCGTACGGCTCGTTCGATACCGTCGCCCACCGCGCCGCCATAAACGGCGTCGTGCGGAAACCGCGAAGGCTGAGCGGCTGGTCGGTTTTGACGCCCTTCAGCCAGTAGACCTCACGATAGGTGAAGAGCCCCGGTACGACCTTGATCTCTTTCTTGCCACCGCGCGGGTTCATGGCGAAATTCGGCTCAATCGCGTGAGCCACCACATATTCTACATCGACCGTGCCACCACCGTCAGCCCACAACGTCCTGATCTGCTCCGGGCAATTGTCGATACCAAACATCTCGACGATCTGGGCAATCGTCAGATTGAACTCGCGGAAGAGCGTATCGACCGAAAAGCGCGATCCCGATGCGAGGTAATATTCTCCCGCCGTCGGTAGGTAGCACCGGATAACGTCCTCGAAGTCTTCGTAGATGATGACCGGCGCCGTGCCGAACACCGTCACGTCCTGAAACGCCTGCGCCATCGTTGTGTAGAAATTGGAGTCGGCGAGAACCGTATAGGCGCGCTCTTGAGTGTCCTCGAGCCAGTCCTTGCCTTCGCTGTCGAGCTCGACCCACGGCAGACCTATCTCGAGCGTGAACCACGGCCGTGACGGGCTGGTCAGGCCCGTCCACATGCCCGCGGCGCAGGTGCGCACGGCGAGGAGTCCGGTCGAATCGATGATCGCATCGTTGATCGGGTTGCCGCGAAAAGTTTTGTTCGGGACTACTAACCACGCCCAGCGCCTCGGAAGAAAGTATTCCGCAAGTATACTCCAGTGCCACCACCAGCTATACCGCCACGTCCTTAGCATACCTAAGCGGGCTTCAAGTTTACCGAATATTACTGTCCAGTCGGAGTTTTCTTTACGCTTCCTATCAACTGAATCATTATTCACCGGCTGCTGCGCAAGCAGCGAAGGTGACATTTCGGTATAGTAGGCCGTATCGAGCCCAACGTCGGCCATCAGAAGCCACCATGAAGCAGCGCTTCGTATGGGAAAGCGTCCGTCTTACGCGGAACAAATTGATAGAGCGCCCGAGCGCGCTTGCTGTTTTCTGAGCGCGTCACCCACTCGCAGTTCGACGGCTCGTAATCGCCATCGTTGTTGATGCGATCAAGACTTAAGCCCAAAGCGTATCCGTGCGACAGAGACCATTTCTCGAACAGCACAAAGTCGTTCCACGCTGGGCAGACCTTGATCCCGCGACCAGCCCATCGCTCCGTATGAGCGTTGATGTTTCTTGGATTGCAGCGACGACGCATTCCGGTCCAAATGTTATAAAGATGGTAGCCTTCCATCTTGCGATCGCCATACTTCCGATGGTCGCCGTTACCGCTGCATTCCTTGCACCCCTTTGCCTTTTGCAGGGTGCTGTGAGACGCCAGATATTCCTTCCCGCAGTCGCATCTGACGTTAAAGACAGGATGCTTCTGCGTGCCACGCGCAGGATCACGAGATAAGACGGTTATCTTGCCGAATCGTCTGCCGACAGTGGATTGGCGACGACCCATTTCACGCGCCCAAGAGCGTCTTGGTGGCCGTCGGCTGCTGCCCCTGCCCCTGCTGGCCGCCGGTGTTAGTCACTGTGCGGTCGAACCCAGCCTGTCCCGATGCTGCAGCGGCAGCCATGCGCGCAGCGCTCGCAGAGCCTTGCACCGAGGCGTTTGCCATTGTCGGCGGTGTGGGCGGTGGCGGCGGCGCAGCCGGCGCGGCGGGGAAGAGGAATGACAATTCGCTATCCTCCCTTGAGCGCGGGCTTCGCGGTGTTCGCGGACAGTGGCGGGCGAGTTGGAACGGTCGGCGCGGAGGCCGTGGATCTGATCCGCGTGTGCTTTCCGGGAACGACGATAACGCTGCCTGCCATCAGCGCCCCCCATACGGATCGTAGTTGTTGTAGGAACCCCGCACAGCCTTATCGAGACTGGCGTACGGATCGTACTCGGCTTGATGCCGAGGCTTGCCGGTGGAGCGGACCGCCGGAGAAATAGGTTCGGCGAAGGTGAGCACAAACGCATCAGCCTCGTCTGGCGAGTAGCCGAGTTTCGATTTGATGTCGGCCTTCGGCTCAAGCAGCAGCTGACCTTTGGAGAACGTGTAGGTTGTCCGCGTCAGAGCCTCGGCCAACTCGCGCGACTCGGGCAGTGCCCCGCCCTGTTTGATCCAACTCGCCGCGTCGAAATACATCTCGGCGCGCTTGTTGGCGTAGCGCATCGGCTCATGGGCACGTGCGGCGAACCAGATGCCGATCGGCGCGCGCCCCAGAAGCCGCAGCTGATCGATCCATCCGGCGCCAAAGCCGCCCGTGTTGTCGATGAACACACCATCCGCGTGCATACTGTCCCACATGCGGGCGACGACGCCGGCGCCTTGGGTCGAGGTCACGTTGCGATGCTTGGCGAAGGGAAATGCCTGGATGCCTCGCCGTGGGAAGATCACGCTCGCGTCGTCGCCGAACAGGGCAACATCAACACCGAAAATGAGAGCGGCAGTTCCTATCTCGTGCTCACGATAATAGCGCTTCATCGCCGTCTCGACTTCCTCCATGCCGATCAGGGCATTGAGGCTCGACGGCGGGAACTTGCCGAAGACGTTGACGAGCACCCACGGGTTTTCTCTCCCGTGCATGGCGATCTGTTCACGCGCCCAAGTGATCGACACGCGCGGCGAACGCTTCGGGTCGTCCGGGTCTCCGGTGATCTCGACGACGTACCAAAGCTTGCGATTACGATGGGCAGCGTAGAGTGGCCCTTCAAGCGCCGTCGGATTGCCGGCCTGGACGATGTGGCATTCGATGCCGGTCGACAGAGCCGCCTCGGCTGCGACCATCACGGCGTCAGGAATGCCGCCGGTCTCATCGAGCAGAAACAGAATGTAGTCGGCGTGAAGGCCGGCGAGCGTATCGGCCTGGGCTTCCTTGTCGCCGCTGCGCGGCCAGGTTCGCGCCGCCATCCACCACGTCTCGGGATGGTCGTTGGCGAAGATGCGCGTCTTCGTCCAAGTGAAGGTTGCCTGCAGTAGGGGCGACTTCGCCTGCCACTTCGCCATCTCGGTCCACAGACCGTCGCCGAGGTTATCGGCGGTGATCGAAGTTGCAGCTACCTTCGGGTGCGGACGGGTGAGCAGGAAGTTCCAACCAAGCCACGAAAGCACGCTCGTCTTGCCGGGCCCCTTGCACGCCATCAGGGCGATGCGTGGATGACTTGGGAATGCCTCCAGCACGTCCGCCTGCCACGCATCCGGCTCAACGCCGAAGAGTTCGCGGACCATTGCCGCCGGGTGCTCACGCCAGCGACGAATTTCGTCAGCGGCTGACATTCAGGGTTTCTGCTTTGCGCGCCACTTGCGCATGTATTCGCGCTGATAGGCTCGATAGGCCTCGGGGTTCTTGGCGCGGGATTTCTTCACGGCGGCTGCTGGTTTGGACAGGCCTGCAAGTATCGTGGCGGCTTCCTCACTACCCAGCGGGATATGCCGCAATGTTCCGCCGTGCCGCTTCTCGATTAGCTCAGTGCCGAACACGGCTCGGTCATTGTTGAACTTATGGACCTCTGCGCGTCGATTGAGTTGCCGCTGAATTCCGGTCGGCTGTCCGCGCAGTGAATCCAACTTGCTCGGCTTCTTCATGGGCCGTTAGATAATGTGCCAGTTAGATAAGCCAAGCTGGTTAGATAACTATTCCTTCTTCTCCGGCGCCTTGAAGCTCGCGCCAACCAGAGCCTCCAGCGTCAGCGTGCCGGAAATGATGTGGCGCTCGCTGAACATGCCGAGATGCTTGCCGATGTCCGCCAGCGCCGCGCGTTTGTCGGATGCCTTGACGTGCTTGTGACCGATTTTCGCGAACCCGAGCGTCCCCATTTCGCTGAGGACTGTCTCTGCGGTGATCTCAAGTTTTGCAGCGCGTTTGGCCTCGCCTTGGCTCAAAGCCGCCGCTATTTCAGGCTTCTTCAAGTTTTCCTGACCGATGGAATATGCGGTTTTCTTGCTGTAGCCAGCCTTGAGCGCGGCCTGTGTTGCGTTCGGGTTGATCAGGTACTCGGAGACGAAGCGGCGCTGGCGAACGTTGAGGGCCATTAGGGCGCGGCGCCACAAATGAAACCGCCCCGCAGCTGGGTAGCTCGGGGCGCGCGAATCAAGTCCGCCTGATTTCTCCGCTTCGAAGTCCACTTTGTCAAGAGCGGTAGTAGTCCGACAGGGTAGCGAGAGCTACACGGAAGCCCCCGAGGCCAGCGCAATAGGCTTCGCGCGTGCGGCCGACGACGGCGAAGACCGAATAGCCGATCTCGTCGAGGCCGTTCTCGTAGATGAGTGCACTCTGCAGCACGGTCCACACCATGCCGGTGATGCGTTTCTCGACTCGGCGATAGCGAATGCGAGCATCGGCGACCTGTTGGGCGGAGAACATCGATGGCACCTTGCCGCTCGCCCCCCCCAGCCCGGTTCCAATCGACGCTGCCCGCAGAAGGGTCCACCGCCGCGAGATAGGCATCCGCCCGGAACGTGTCGCCGGCGTCGTACTCCCGCGCGGTGATCGCCTTGGCCTTCCACAACCGGTCGAGCGGGGCGGAGATGATCCGCTGCGTCCCCTTCGGTGCCTTGAGCGACGGGGGTGTGGTTTCGGTTCCTTCCACCCCGGCCTTGGCGAGGCGCTCCGCGGTGCCCACCTCGAAGCCCGGCCGATCCCGGTCAGCGATCAATGCAACGCCGTCCTGCATCATCTTCTGGCTCCTGCGCTTACTCAATGCTGGGCTCCGGGAGTGTCGAGGGGAAGTTCGGCGGTCATGCGGCTTCACGCCCGCGCAGGAGATAGTCGCGTAGCCAATGGCCGCGGTCGCTCGTCGGGTAGTAGCGGTACGTTGCCTGGTCGAACCACAACCCGGCCTTGCCCTCGAAGTCGCCGTTCCGTTGCTTGGCGATGTTCACGATGACACCGGGTTTTTCCTCCAGCTCCTTGCGCTCTTCATCGGTTGCCGCAGTGCGGACCTCCTCCTCCAGCTTCCGGTTCCGCCATACCATCAGGATGTTGAAGGCGTTGGCGCCGATTTCCATGGCGCCCTTGATGTCCTCGGTCTCGGCCGGACCGGCACGGAACCGCTCGCCCTTTCGCGCATGAGCGACCAGGTGCGTGTGCACGTTGTTCGACAGCGTCCAGTCGACGAGCCGGAAGACCGCCTTCTCCTGGCCGGTGTAGTCGTCGCTCGCGATCCCGAGGCGCATCAGGCTATCGATCACAAACTGATCGCAGCCGTACTTGGCCCGGGCGTAGTCGAAGATTTCCAGCAAACCCTCGATGCTTGCCTTGCCGACGCGATCGTAAAGCAGCAACCCGCGGGTCATCCAGTCGAGTGCCTCGATGATCGCGGACTCCGTCGGCCGATCGGTCCCGACCACCTGCTTGCACATCCGCTTGAGGGTTTGCTCGGCCTTCATCTCGAGGCTCGAGAAGCACACCCGGCTTCCCTGCGCGATCCAGTCGACGATGCAGTCGGAGAGGATCTGGCTCTTGCCGGCTCCGCTCTCCCCGCCCCACAGCGTGAGCTCCGCCGGGCGAAAGAGCAGCTTGTCACGCAGTTTGCCGTACGGCGTGCAGTAGCCGACATGAGTCTCGTGCGACGGCCAGAACAGGCGCACGACCTGGTCAGCGTATTCATTCGGCTGGCGCAGGCCTTCCGGGTCCAGGCTCGAGGCATTGCCGAGCGCCACGGCAATTTCCTCTCGCGACACCCCGTCAACCAGGCACTCGTTCGCGTCCTTCCGGGGGAGCTTCACCCGCAAGCATCGGTGACGTCCAAGCCGGTTGGCGATCTCCTCCGCCGCCTCGTCGCCGGGCTTGTCCATGTCGGTAGCGAGATAGATTCGCTCGAAACGGTCCATTCGCTCGAATTCGTTTTCGATCCACTGCTGCTTGCCTCCGCCTCCTCCTCCGAAGGGCACCGACAGAGCCGGGAAGCCGAAAGCGAACATGCTGAGCGCGTCGATCTCTCCCTCGGTGATCACCACCTGGCGCGCGTCGGCCGGGACCGCCTGCCAGCCGAAGAGGATCGGCTCGCAATTCGCTGCGGTTGGTTTAGGTGCAGCGCCGTCGATCGCCCTCCGGACCTTCGCCATTGCCAGTGCTCCGTCGGGCAGCAAGAACGGGAACACGATCTCATCGCCGGCGGCACCGATTTTGTATGCGGCCAGGACGTCGGCCGGGATGTTGCGGTCCTCGCGGAGGTAGTCGAGGACGCGGCCGAGCGGAGCGGTGCATACCGGCTTGGCCGGGCGCATGTAGCTCCTGCGCGGCTCGCGGTATGGCTCGGGGCGGGACAGTCCAAGCCACTCGCGCGCTTCGACGATCGCCTCGGCGAGGCTGATGTTCTTCGCCGCCCGCCATAGATCAAGCAAGTCGCCCTTCTCGCCACTGGCGAAGTCAGACCAGATGCCGGCCTTCCCGCCGCCGAGGTGGACACCGAGGCTGTGGCCGGCTTCCCCGCTCACCGATCCAACGCGCCACTCGGCGCCCTCCTTGCGGCCGTTCGGGAGCAGGAACTCGGCTACCGATTGAGCCCGTCCTGCAAGCCCGCGGCTGATCTCGGTGATGTCGGCCACGACTAGATCACCCCCGCGTAAAGATCATCGCGGCGGCTGCTTTTTGCCAGCATCGCCGTGATGAAACGGATCGGTTCCTGCGTTCGCTTCGCCTCACACGCCCGCAGTGCTGCCATCACGGAATCGTCGCCGTTTTCTCGCAGCCATTTGCTGATCAAAGCCCCGGGGTCCTTGGGTTTCTTGGGGTCTTGGGCCAGCAATTCTCGGCCCTTGGCGTAGATGAATTCCGAGGTTGACGGCGGGTTTCCGCCCGAACCGTTAGGTTCGGAAGTCTTGTTAGGTCCCTGTCCCTGTCCCTGTCCCTGTCCTTCCGCGACGAAACGCGTTTCATCGTGCGTTTCGATAGCCGTTGCAGAACGCGTTTCGGATTGCGTCTGTCGCCATTTACGAAGCCGTTCGGCGTCACCGACTTTGCGTTTCTGAAACGCTATCTTTCGCTCGTACGCGTTGAGTGCCTCCGCAGCGAGGAAACGATGATAGAGACGCCCGTCAGAGCACTTCACAAAGCCGTGCATGATCTGATCCTTGCACCGCCGAAACTTCGCCAGCGGAAGTCTGGCGAAGGCGGCGTTCACTCGATCGTCGTCAGGCAAGCTCGCCGCGGGCTTTTGCTTCCATGCCCTACACCATAGGAAAACCGCAGCCGCGATCTCCTCGTGCGAGGCGAGGGCAACCAGCTCCGACGCCATCAAGCGCTCGACGTTGAGCATGAAGCCGTCCAAGTCGGTGCAATCGCAGTCCGCCGGGACAAGCGGCGCTGGCGCATCGTCAGCTGAGTGCGTCATGGTGCTCATGCTTGCGCCCCTGTCCTCGTCTCGTACGGGTTGCGCGGTGCGAGTTCGGATCGACCAGAAACTTGTCCGGAGAAATGTTCTGGCCACAGCACGGGCATCGCGCTTCCATCGCGGCAGGATCGCCTGCAACGGTTGCCGATCGGGAACGTGGCGTGGTTAACAGCGTCACCGGAAGACCACCGCAAGGCCCTCAAGCCGTTTCTGCCGGTTCGAGAGCGGCTGGCCGCCGGCGCGGAGGGCGTGATGCTGGCAGTACGGTGTCTCGCCGAAGCGGGCGTGGCCGCAGAACAAAAATGGCATCCTGTTGCCGGTCGGCCATTTGCAGTTGGAAGTCTCGAGCTGCAGGAGCGTGAGGCCGAGCGAGACCGGCTCGGGCACATCGACCGGCATCGGCTTTGGCTCAGGGGCGGGCTTGGCGAACGCTTGCAGACGGCGCTGGGCGCTCTCGACCCGCTTCTGAGGATTGCCGTAGACCTTAGGACGTTTGGGAGCGTCTACCGTGGCGCGATGTTTCCGCGCGGCTGCACTTGTCGCTCTTGGCCGCGCGGGCGCCGCGATGCCCTTGCGATGTATCCTGCTAATCACGGCATTTCGCGACAATCCGCCACCGAGCAGCGCAGCGATTTGCGAACCGCTCAAGCCTTGCCCGACCAGGCCGGGCAAGGCGGTTTTGCGCTCGTCGGTCCATCCGGTCCCGGTGAAGCGGCCATGTTGTGCCGGCGCCGCTGTAGGCGCTCTTGGCGCCGGCACCTGAGAGGTTGAAGCGGGCGGGTCTACATGGTCGCCTCCATCGGTCGGTTCATTCCCTGTGGAGGGCCGTTGCCGCCGGTCGTTCCTTGCCGGCGGTTGCGGCCGCTCACTCGCCTTCGAGTCATCGGCGAAGCCGATTCCGAATTTCTGGGCGTGGCTTTCGATCGCTGCCGGCGCCGTCTTCAGCGTACGGGCCAGCTTGATCGCGTCGAGGCCTGCCGCGGCGCCATCGCGCACCGCGGCCGTCCGCTCTTCCCGGTTCATGGTGAGCCAGATCGTCATGCGGCCGCTTCCTTGTCGGGGAACGCTAGATCGAGCTGGGCGCCGAGCCACGCCACAAGGCGTCCGGACGAGCTGCCGCCGAATCCCTTGTCTGTGATCGAGGCGGCAACGCCGGCGCCGGCATCGAGATCGTCGAAGAATTTGAAAAGTGCGGCCTCGCGAGTCAGGAGCGTGGGGCGGTCGAACAACGCCCACGCAATCGACCGCATCCAGAATTGACCGAGCGCACCTGGGTCATCGCCGAGGGCGGACCGGGTGATGCAGCGGAGCGTCAGGATGGTGTGATCGCGGCCATACCGGGTAACGAGCTGCTCGATCGTCTTCGCCGACATGGTCGAATGGCGCGGCCGCTCCGGAAGCGTGGCTGCCATCGGATAGCGGAGTATCGTGACGCCGGCGGCGTCCGCCACCTCGCTGACAGATACCGCCCACGGCTCGCCGGCCTCCTTGGCCGCATGATAAATCTGCATCGTGCTGGCGCGCTGGACCCTTCCGTTGATGGCCGCGAAGGCCGCGGCCTGCTGGCGGGGATCGGCAAGGACGAGAAGGCAGGGAACCGAGCCGATGCCGACGACGGCGGCCGCGGTGGTGCGATGCTGCCCGTCGATGATCGCGAACCTGCGGCCCTCGATCGGGGCGACGATGCACGGGCTGAAGAAGGACCAATCGAACTCCGAGGCAATGCGGCGCACCGCGCGCAAGCCCTCGGCGCTGATGCGGCGCTGATAGGTTTCATCCACCACTAGGTCGGCGATCGCGATCCATTGCAGCGTCGGCTTGGCTCCGAGATCGCGCTTCGCTGGGCGTTCGAAGCCGGCAACATCGATGGCGCGAAAGGCGCTCATCGGCTGCTCCTCGCCGGCTGATTGAGCACGTCGGCGGTGAAGTCCTCAGCCAGGCCGTCGCAAAGTTCGGCGCAAGCCCGCGCGCCGCGGTGGATGCGGAGATAGGCGAGCCCGGCCGCGATCATGTCGTGCGCAAGCCGGTCGCCCTCGGCTTTGTCGGCCGCGCGGACGCTGTGGATAATCGAGCTGAGGTCCTGGGCGATGGCGGTCATTGCGTGGCCGCCTCTCCGAACATGTGAAGGATACGAG